GGAATTAGATGGAATGGTTTAGTATCAGAAATCAGTTTAAGTGCTAGCTCCAACGCATTGGTATCAGCATTGAATAGGATGCTATTCCGGGTGAATACTAGGTCAATGTCTGCCTGGGCAGTTTGTGCGTAATTAGCGTCAGTCAATCCTTCTTCACACAAGGCATTCGCATTTCCTATCAGCTCAAAGCTGTCAGATACGGCGTTATACCGGTGGAACTGCCCAGCTATGTCCTTGACTAAATACCCATCACTTAAAGCCGGGATACGAAGAGTCGCTCCAAAATTCAAATCCAAAGCAGAAGAAATCGTCTCTGTAAAACAAATCTGGGCAGTATCTCCACCGCTATCACAAGGATCCAAAGCATTTGCGCCCTCTGGAGGATTGGCTTCGAAAACGGTAAGAGTCTCCGTAAGAGTTCCATCAGAAGCATATACAACACAGGCCGTGAGGTCCGGTACACGGGCTAAAGACGCTGCGGGAACTGTAACACAGAAACCATCTTCGCTACGCGCGTAAATTGGAAGTAGTGCTAGCGTAGTGACTACGTTAGCAATATCATCCACTACTTGAGCCGGGGGAAGTAGAGAGTAGGCAGAGTAACCCGGGGTCCCATTGGGACCTAAATCTCCACAGTCTGTTGCTCGGTCATCGACATGCGCCTGAAATTCCGATACATCAAGAGGGTCAAAACCCGCCAAGCCTGGTGGGCCACAAGGATCAGGCACAGGGGGAACGGCGGCTAGATTCTTGATAATCTCGGAATAAGGTAGCAAAGCCATACGGTACATACCGTCAGAGCCCAATGTAAGTATCTCATACAAAAAGTCGAAACGTACGCCCGTATTGATAATATGCATGGCTTGTTCCATGCCTGATAGTGTACCCTTACGTTTGAAGCGAAATACCGCAGTACGAATCTGCTCCCGCCATGAATCAGTAATAGCCGCCTCATTTTGGGTGTTGAATAGGAAGTTCTCAAGCTGAAGGCCAATATTACCAGCGATGTACTGCAGGAACTGAGCATCCGCAGTTTGAGCGTCTACCTGATCTAAGTAGTTGAACTTGTAGACATCTCCCAGTATTTCAGCCATAAGCCGAGAAATAAGCGTTGCGAAGCCCTCGCCATCCTCATCAGCAGTGAGCCCTGGAGGGAAATACCCACGAATGATTCGAGTCAGGAATTCTTGGGGAGAACGGGCTGCGTCAAATTCACAAGGTTCCTTGGCCGCTTCAATCTCTGCGACTGAAACAGGCCTAAGAGGCTCTTCGCATTCAAAGCGCTCGGGGTCCCAGTTCCATCGCCTTAAACGCTCAGGGTCTGATACAAGGGGGTTACAATCTCTTCTTGCCAACTTACGACTCCTGAATCGGATTTAAGACAATACAACCTCGAACGTATATTTGGCTGATCTCTAGAGGGAGCACATTACGACTCGCATTAAAAATCACAGGATCACCAGCAGGGGGCAAGCCGCACGGATTGGACTGGTCGATTGACAGTAGTGGCCGAAATGCAGTGCCACTCACATCCTTCGGAGCGACCCACAGCACATCCGAGACGTTGCAGCGGACGGCTGCAAGGAACTCAGAAAGCCGAAAGTCTTTACCAAAGATCGGGCCAGAAGGCTCATCCAGACTAAAAAACAGCGCAATAGCGTTTTCCATCTGTGTTACGATATCGGCAATATTACCGTTAGGCGCTACGTAAATATCTAAAGTAAGATTCACGTTTACAATCTCTCCGTCAATCACCTCTAGGATATCGGTTTCCATCCGAAAACCATTTATATACTTTATCATTCGGCGCTTATCGACCACTGTTAAGGTGGTCAGAATTTCCTCAGCAGCGGCCACTCGCTTCAACACATAGAAGCGTATGACATTAGCCGCGGCAGTAGCTTTTACTACCGTTGCCAAGGCCCGTACATCGGCCTCCGGAAACCGATTAGCAATAACCGTGTAATCTTGCCCAGTCACCGCTCGTTCTTGGGTCGCAAAAAACTGGGGGGCTAGCTCTCGAGCTCGATCAGGATCTTCCCCATCCGTAGCATTTGCTACGGGGTTTGGATTTTCTACACGAAGAGTATAGGTAGTGCGCTCTTGGCCTATGGTCAAATTTCGATCCAATACATGAGGTGCCACAACACCCCGCAAACCCCCACCGATACGATACCGTACTTGAATAATAGAGCCGTCAGGCGGAACGTCCCCAGTAACACCATTGCCAAAACGCAGAGTCACCTGAAAAGCTTCGTTTGTAGTCAGCTCATAGACCTGCTTCTTAACGGCTTCTACATTCGTTAGTGCCACGCTCGAAATCTCATCCCAAGGCGTGCCTACGAACTCGCCTTTTTCATCAATCTTACCCACTGCTACAGAGAACAGGCTTAGTTCGCTCGAGATTACGGGAAAACGGCTAAGTGCGAATGCTTGATTTACTGTAGCATCACTTATGAAACGATCAAAGACAGTACGCCCTTCAACAGCCAATGCCAGCTTACCATTGCCAGAACTTACCTGCTCGAGTACTAGGTCAGCCGAGCCGACAGTCGAAAGCAACGGAACTGGTTGAAGCTCTTCAAGAGTATAAGACACTGACGGCGCTACTGACGGATCAGAGATGGGGACACCAAAAGTAGAATCGAATAGAATATTTAGGAGACCAGTATTATAATTGATCACAGTCGCAGAGGACAAGGGATCAGTGATATTAGAAACTAAGCGGGGGTGAACAAACACCCCGAGATTTGGGAACTCAGTACTTGGGGTGTCAACGGCTGTATAGATTGTCGAGTCGTTTAGGTATGTCCACTTTAAGAGTACAGTACCGGGCTCTACCCGGTAGAAGCCTGTTGGGTCCAATTCTGGAAAACGGTCAATCTGGGAGAGCAAATCTGCACTGCGAAAAGATTCTGGAGCTGAGGGGTTCTGAAAATCAAGCAAAAAGAAACCCAAAATGTCCCGAGCTACACCGGTAAGTTCATTCTCGAACTCTGCGTTATACAGCTCGTAGGTGACCTGCCCACCATCCCGATTCCGACCCGAAAGCCTCAAAGGGGACTGGGCCCGGCTTACAACTAAGGGACGAACACCTGCGCCGTCCTTATCCACGATTGCCACCTGTACAGGCGTAAAGCCTGGTCGAGGGCGTGCCAAAGAAATACCTAGCTGCTCCAGGAGCCGTGTTACAGCTTCAGGGCTAACTGCAGTAGGAAGGAATGCTTGGTTCACGTTGAAGTCTTGTTTAAACCCAAGGAGCGCGGCTACGTAAGCAATCAGCTCTTGGATTAGTACAGTATTACCATGTCCTAAGAAATCGTTAAACTCAGAATTTTCCCTTACAATCTGAGTCATCCGCGACAAAATAGCATCGAACTCTGTGTTAGTAGTACTTAACTCCGGCAGAGCCGGACGAGAAGTGATATTACCGATTTGTTTTTCGCCTGCCATTAGCCCACTCCTCCAGAACCCTCAACAGGGAACCTAAATGATTCAACAAGCGTGGGTTCGCTCGCCAGTCGCGCAGTGATAGTAATCAAGGCACGCGGTACATTAGAATCAAGCTCATCAAACTCCACATCTACTGCAACAACTTCAATACGCGGTTCAAATATCTCAAGTTGTTCCTTGATCTCGGATCGCATGATTTGAAGAGAAGCGGAGTCAGCCTGTTCAAACAAATAACTTTGTAGTCCAATACCTAATCCGGCACGCATAGGGCGGTCTCCTCGACGCGTAAACAGCAAGTTACGGACATCCTGTTGAATGAGCTCGATGCCCTCCAACGTCCTGAGCTTGCGGCTAAGTGCCCCTAAACCTCTCATGCTACCTCCCAAATACCCGAATAAGCGGATTGATAGAATCCGCAAACCCACCGGTATCAATTGTCCCTAGTGCCGAGACCGGCCGACTCGCAGTCGGTCCACCTAAGAGGACCCGGCCATCTAAAACAATCAACGGTGCTTTCACATTAAACAACGCCTTAGCGCGCACATCCACTATCTTCGAACGTACCTCCACTGTATTCTTAGTCTCAATAATCATACGCCCCGTCTTAGTTTCAATTACAATATGATTACCTTTAGGATCACTAATCTCGATCATAGGACCACTGCCGCTGCCTAGACTGCCAAGGAAGCCCGCAAGAGATGGTAGACCACCCGTAAGTGCCCCAGATGCCGAACCCATAAGATCAGTAGCGGCAGAACCAAGAGCCGAAGTAAAGCCGTCTACAATCGAGCTAGGCAGCGCGGCAAGCTGAGAGCCAATAGACGTAACAGCCGCTGCAAAATTTGAAGCGGTAGCTGCAATATTTCCAACATTAGGCACTAAAGTAGAAGCAAAGCTCGAGGCATTAGAAGACACAAAAGCCGCAACGCCCTGGGCATCAGTAGGAAAATCCAATGCAAAACTCTCAAGACCATTGAACGAGCTCAAATCGGATAGTAAATCCTTGAATCCTGATAACTCGTCCAGCGAAAGAGGCAGAGAGCCAGTCGTGGAAGAGGCTGCGCCATCATAAAACCGCATAAAGTGGCCGCCAATAGTGTCTACCTCAATCCGACAGTCCTTATTGGGCCTGTCGATAAGATTGATACGATGGCCGAATATGCTCTGAAGCGTCATGCGCTCTTCATCGTCTCCATCAGAAAACACCACACGATGCCCCTCCGGAGAAGTATAGGCGCTTACAGTGGGATCTTCCAGGTGCTGAGCCCGCCGATTAGACTTGCCTTCTCCCGCTGCGCCCCCAAGCGCCGTACCAAATCCCGAAAATCTAGAAAATACATCATTCAAACGATTAACGGCACTAGTTGTTATGCCTTCGCCACGTAATGGAGCATTCTGATCCGGCTCGGTACTTCCCGGCTGCCCTACACCTGTTGGAGTAGTATTAGACGCAACGGTAACGGAACTGCCTTTCCAAGGCTTGTATGTTAGATGTCCACGTACCTGCCGACTATAAGCATCAGCTGCGGCACCGGTGCCATTGTACTTTGAGAAAGCACGATCCCATGCTGCATCATCAGTATAGCCCTCTTTAAGGGCTGCTTTGTAATTAGCCAAGAGAAAACAGCCAGCGTAAATAGAGGTATAAGCACAATTAGTTGCGATGCTTGGCTTTTCTTGCCCGGGTGTTCCACCGGCTGCCGCAAAACGCTCCTGGAGAAGAGGAGCGCAATCCGCATTATGGCCGGTTACTTGATTCCAGTCATCTTGAGACCTACTAACAGCCGTTGCTTGACTAAAACCGACAATAGGGGAAAGAAGAACGTTACCCGCCGTAACAACTGGCCCACCATACAAGAACGAAGGATGAGCTTTGGAGTTAACCTGGAAGGCTGAAGTAGAGTATTCTCCGGAACTCGTGCTAGTCTTCTCAGTGACATTCCTTGCATTGTTATCAAACTTAGATTCTTGCCAAGCAACAGCCGCTAAATGATCCTGAGGAATTCCAAGTTGCGCTTCTGCTGCATGTATACAAGCAAGAACACTCTCTTTATCCGGATTCTTGCTGATGTCATGAAAAGTTGCCTGATAAGGCTTCGTTGTCCACAGTGGCGGCGCTCCTGGAATACTAGCAACCGGCGGGGCATTTTCCGCTTTAGTGGGATCCAATTGCTTTCCAGTAAAATACGAACCAGTAATAATAGGATACTGAGTATCACCTCCCTGGAACATGATATAGACCGTATCTCCAGCTCGGTAATTCGCAACAAAGCCGCCCTGCATTGAACCATGTACCTGAGCGTGAGCCCACGGCAAAGCTTCTATGTCTATAATACTTGCAATTTTTTGTAGAGCACTAACACGCTCACTCGCAGATTTCCGCACGAAGGAGGATAATTGAAATGCTGAACCGAAAGTTTGCGGAAAACTCGTTGCTTTATTTGTGGCATCTTGCCCAAATGCCGCCGCAATCTCTTTCGAGTGATAAAGACCAGGTATGAATACGCGATAACGATTCAGCTGATCAGGATCAATATCTACCACTACTACCCCTACCGCGGGATTCGCGCCAAAGCGCCCGGGAACTGTCCTGCGGGTAATCGCGTTGAATGCGGTAATACGACTCTTGTTATATGACATACTACGCGCCTTCCGTAGGGGTAACGTCGGGAGGCTGCATACGCATACTCATAGTAGTTGTATATTCTGAAGCCGTCAAATGATGTACTGTTTGAGTAACAACGTATGGGCCACTGGCCCAGTGAATC